AGGGCGCCGCCAACGTAGTGGCATTGCGCGAGGAGATCGCGCGACAAGCAAAGGACCAAGGTATGACTGGGGCCGATCTCGCGGCACGGCGCATTGGCGTAGGCGGCGAGAAAGCGGCCGCGCGCACTGCTGGTACGAAAGCGACGAACGTGGCGCTCGCGACGGAAGAGGCTCTTCAGACTTTCCCGCTTGTTCGCGAAGCGTCCGCCGCGCTGCCCCGCACAAACATGCCGAAGATCAATCAATTGCTCGAAGCGGCCCAGACCGGTACGGGCGATCCTCGATGGATCACACTCGGGACCGCGTTGAACACGGCTATCAATGCGTATGCGCGCGCTGTATCGCCGTCGGGCACGCCAACAGTCTCGGATAAGGAGCACGCTCGATCGCTGCTCGCCGAGCATCTCGCGGACGGCCAGATCAATGCCGCGCTCGACATCATGCAGCGAGAGATGGAAGCCGCGAGCAACGCCCCGAAGCGGGTGATGGAGAATCAGCGCACGCGCATCACTGCAGGGGGTTCTCGATCCGCCGGACCGGCTGTCGGTACCATCGAAGGAGGCTATCGCTTCAAAGGCGGCAATCCGGCTGATCCGAGCGCATGGGAGCCGGTTTCCGGTAGCGGAGTACCGAAATGAAGCCGTGGGAGAAATACGCCGATGCCGCGCCAACCGATTCGGTCCCAGCGGACGGGCCGTGGTCCCGCTATGCTCAGTCATCTGCAAACGCGCCGGCTCCTTCGACGGCTCGCGCTCCGACGTCTGCTCCTCAGCCTTCAGGCGCTCACGCAGACTCGCTCGCAAACAAGCTGCTCGGGCTAGGCGAGGCCGGCTTGTCGGTGGCCACCTCGATTCCCGCGTCGATCGCTGGCCAGGCGTACGGCGTCGCGAAGAACCTGACGAGTGGCAAGTACGGCACGAAGCAGGGGCTCGACATTGCGGACAAGGCGGCGGATGAGGTCACGCGCAAGTTCACCTACGCGCCGCGCACGAGCTCGGGACGCGAGGACATCGAGGCGCTTGGCCGAGCGTTCGATACGAGCAGGCTCGCGGGCCTGCCCATCGAAGGTCCAATGCTTGCGCGCGCGCCGGAGATCCCGCGCATGGCGATCACGAGCGGCGAGGGAGTAGGGGCAGCCGGACGTGCCGTCGGCCAAGCCGTGGGGCGGGCGGTTGAACCCGTGGCGCAGGCGGCAGGGCGCGGTGCCAACGCCGTCGGTCAAGCCGCGGTACGCGGCGCTGCACGCGCGCTTCCCGAAGTCGATCCGGAGACGCTGCAGCTTGCACGCGCCGGCCATTCGATGGGGTTTCGACTGCGTCCGGATCAGCTCTACGAGAACAAGTTCGGCAAGATCGGCGGTCAACTTCTCTCGGATGTTCCGCTGTCGGGCGAGACCACGAGCGCGAATCAGCGCGTTTTCAATCGTCAACTTCTCGGCCTGATTGGCGGAGAAGGCGAGAAGCTCACGCGCGGCGCATATGCGGAAGCGATGAACCGCGCCGGCGCAACGATAGGACGTGCATTCGACGCTCACAATGTACCGCTTGATAGCGCGTTTCTCGGTCGACTGAGATCGGCCGGCGGTAACGCTCTTCCCGAGGTTCGATCGGTCGTCAACGGTTACGTGGACGATCTGGAGAAACTCGCCGGACCGCGCCAAAAACTCACTGGTGGCGGCGCTACCGCGCGCGCACCGATGGTGCCGGGGAAGGCGCTTCGACCGCTTCTGACCAGAATCAAAGACCAAGCGCGCTCGACGTCGAATGGCGACTTGCGGCACGCGCTGATAGACCTGAAAGATGAGATCGAAGAGTCGATCCTGCCTCAGCTCCTCCCTGAAGAACGGAACGAGTATCAGGCAGCGCTTAAGCGCTATGCGATCGGATCGACGATTCAGCCGCTCGTTGCCAAGTCGCCTGGAGGCAATATCAGCCCGCGCGCGCTGATGGGCGCGGTCACGTCCAACGCCTTCGGTAAGCGCATGATGGCGATGGGTAAGGGCGGCGATCTCGGTCAACTGGCCGACATCGGCTCGCTGTTCCTGCGCGAGCCGGGCACATCGAACACGACCGAGCGCGGCATCGTAGCAGGTTTGCTTGGCGGGGCGGGATTGGGCCTGAACCCGGCCGCTGCCGCCGTGCCGTGGGCGACCGCCAACTTGTATAACCGCATCGGCCCGCAGATCACTGAGCAGATCCTGAGCCGGCCGCCTAGTCCCTAGAGTTGCGAATGCGGTCCTCTTCCAATCCCATGAAAATCGCCACAACGGCATAGCACGCGGCAAGCGTCAAAATCAGCCACATATGAGAATCCTTTGCATCGATACCGGCTCCAACGCGCTCGACTGGCTGATGCGCTGTCAGGAGTTCGGGCACGAGTGTCTCTGGTACGACAAGCCCAGGCCGAACGGTGACGATCGGCATGCAGGTGAGGGGATTATAAGAAAAATACGGAACTACGATGAGCTCCGTCGGAAATGGCTTGGTTGGGCGGACCTCATTTATTTACCGGATAACGTCGGCTATCTCGAAATGCTTGAGCCCTTGCGCCTTATCGGTTACCCGATATTTGGCTGCAACCTTCAGGCCGTCGAGTGGGAGCTCGATCGCGAAGTGGGTCAGAAGGTCATGGAAGAGTGCGGGATGCGAATCATTCCCGGCAAGACGTTCCATGACTACGACTCGGCGATCGCCTACGTGAAGAAAGAGGGCAAGGCCTTCGTCTCGAAACCGTCGGGGGACGGCGAACGCGCCATGTCGTACGTGGCAAATAGCGCGGCCGACTTGGTCTACATGCTTCAGCGCTGGAACAAGGTCGACAAATACCGCACCGCAGCGCGCAAGGACGGTTTCATCCTGCAGGAAAAGATCGACGGTATCGAGATGGCCGTCGGCGGGTATTTCGGACCGGGCGGCTGGTCCAAAGGCTGGGTCGAGAACTGGGAAAACAAGAAGCTGATGGTAGGTGACCTCGGTGTGAATACCGGGGAAATGGGCACGACGGTGCGCATCGTCAAAGAGTCGAAGCTGGCCGACGAGGTGCTCAAGCCCGCCACCGAGCATCTGAAGCGCATTGGCTATGTCGGCTATGTGGATGTCAATTGCATGATCCCGAACGACCGAAAAGGACCGTACCCGCTCGAGTGGACGATGCGCGACGGCTGGCCGATCCGACACAACCTGACGGCGCTCATCGAGGGCGATCCGGCGCAATGGATGAAAGACAAGCTCGAGGGGCGCGAAACGCTCAAATGGCGCATGAACGAGGTCTGCGTTTCGGTGCTGATGGCACTCCCCGACTTCCCCTACTCGAAGATCACGAACAAGGAACTCTGCGGCATCCCGATCTATGGTGCCGAGGACATGGAGCACTTGCACTTTTCCGAGGTCATGATGGGCACGGCGCCGCGGGAAGTGAATGGGAAGGTGGTCGACCTGCCCGGCCCGGTGACGGCGGGCGACTATGTGATGATCGCGACCGGCACCGGTGAGACGATCACCGGCGCACGCCGCTCGGCGTACAGCGCCATCAAGAAGGTGAAAATCCCGAACAGTCCGTTCTATCGCACTGACATCGGCGCTGGCCGGCTGAAGAAGCAGTTGCCGCAGCTGCAGGCGATGGGTTACGCGAAAGGGCTCTCGTACTAGGAGGACAGCATGCCGCTCAAGAAAGGCACGTCACGGAAGACGGTCGGTGAAAACATCAAAACCGAGATGAAGCACGGCAAGCCGCAAAAGCAGGCGGTGGCGATCGCGCTCAATACAGCGCGCAAGTCGGGCGCGAAGATCCCGAAACGGACCAAAAAATGAGACGCGCCATGCGCGAGGGCGGCATCACGGAGCCGAAGATCAAGCGGGCGCTCACCGATGCCCGCGGCGATCTCTTCCTGGCCGCCTCAACGCTCGACTGCACCCCGCAAGAGCTCGACCGCTATATCCGCGCTTCAAGCGAGCTGCAGGGCTTCGCCGCGGCTATCGAGCGTGTCAAGGTGGACCCGGCGTATAGCCGAATGAGCGCGGAACAGTTCGAAAACGAGCTGGCCGATCTGACGCGCGCATACAAGGTCGTGGGCCTCGAGGAGTTGCACAAGCTCGCCACGATGAACGCCGGCGACAACGCGGCGATGGCGAAGGTCAAGCTGCAGGCGGCGATCTCCTTGCGTGGCGGCGAGCAGCGCGTGGGCGGCGATCGGGAGATCGAGCACGCGCTCGCCGAGCTCAACACGCTTTACCACGCGAACGCGCCGCGAATAAAGGAGATACGTCAGACGGTGGTGACCCTGACTGATGGTCGGGAAGCGACTCGACGAGTGATCGAACTCGGCGAAGATCTTCTATAGCTTCCTGACGTTTCTTCTCGAACCGCTTCCAGTCTGGCTCGTCCATTCCGTACTGCTGATACTTCGTCAGCGCAACATGGCCGAGCCTGGCCATCTCGAGCAACGCGAGCTTATGGCCCGACGTGCCGACGTCCTTTTTCGTGAGCGTGCGCCCCGTGCCGAGCCAATCCCATGCAGGCAGGAAGTGCGCGGCGTCGGGCTTCAGCCGCGGCTTGATCTGCCATTCCTCGACGCGTTTGAAGCTGCACCGCTGATACATGACCGTCGTGCGCGGTAAGCCGCTGTGCTCCGCGAGCTCGAGGTCGGTCAAGCGTTGCCCGTGGCAAATGTCCCATAACAAGCGCAACCGCGATTCTTCCGGGGAGCGCAGATCGATTGCCTGCTCGTGCACGATCCAGGTGTGCGGCTTGGGGATCACGCCGTACTCGGTAATGTGCTCCATCGAGCGCTTGATGCGTTTCATGGTCATCGAACATTCGACGAAAACGAGCACATCGGCCGGCCCGGCGGAGTGGGATGACTCGCTGCGGTGAATCAAAACGCCGCCCCGATCGCGCCACTTCGCCAGCTGGCCGTCGCTGCCTTTTTCCCACGAGGCCCAGACATAGATGGGCAAGTCGGCTATCTTGTTTGAGCGAAAAAACGCCGGCTTGATCGTCGTGTAGCCACGATTCACGAGCACGTGCGTGAACGCCGCGTACGCCTTGCGGATCGACGCCGCGATGTCGGTGGTGCTGAAAAGCTTGGTGGATTTTCCATCGGCTACCATACGACCTTTCCTTTCAAAGCGGCAGTATGAAATCCTTGTTCCGAATCGCGAAACGCAATCCGGTGCTGTCCTCTCTGGGGTTTGCGCTCTATAGCCAGTACTGGCGCGTCCGTACGGCGCGGGAATGGGCAGCGCGGTATCGCGCAGCTGAGCTCGTGGCCGCCGCGAGCGATACACCAGAGCCCACGCTCGCCGGGCTCAGTTCGCAGCTGTGCACCGCTTCGCAGTGCGTCGAAGAGCGTTATCGCCACTGGTGCCGCGAGATGAAGTCGCCGGCGCGCCTGGCGCGCAAGCAGTGGGAGTTCGTCTTCACGCTCGAGGCGCTGCATCAGGCCGGCCTCTTGGCGCCGGGTAAGCGCGGGCTCGGCTTCGGATGCGGCGGCGAGCCGCTTTCGGCCGTTATGGCGAAGCACGGTGTCGAAGTGCTCGCAACCGATCTGCCGACCGAAACAGCCGAGGCGAAGGGCTGGATCGCGACCAACGAGCACGCCGCAAGCCTCGAAGCGCTTAATAGCTACGGGATCTGCGACGATCGCGGTTTTCGTGAGCGCGTATCGTTCGAGTTCGCGGACATGAACGCCATCCCCGAGTGCTACGCCGGCCTGTTCGATTTCGTCTGGTCCTGCTGCGCGTTCGAGCACCTCGGCTCGATCCGGCATGGGCTCGACTTCGTGAAGAACGTCATGGGCTGCTTGCGGTCGGGGGGCATCGCTGTGCATACGACTGAATTCAATCTGTCGTCCAATGACCGGACGCTCGAGGATCCGAGCTGCGTGCTCTTCCGCCGGCGTGACATGGAGCAGCTGCGCGACGAGCTCGAGGCGGACGGTTACCACGTTGCGCCGTTCAATTTCAATCCGGGCGCGCAGCCCGTGGATCACCATATCGACGCACCGCCGTACTCGGCCTCGCCCCATCTGAAACTCGAGCTGCAGGGACACGTCACGACCTCCATCGGGATAATCGTTTCACGGTGATTTCCTCCGCTTCATCGCATCCATCAAGATTTCGTGCACCTGGCGCTTGCTGCGTCGGCGCTCCATCACGTCTTCGTCGACCGTGTTGCGCGCGACGATGTGATAGATGAAGACAGGCCGGTTATGACCTGCCTGCAGCTGGCGGACCGGACCGATCCGCTCGATGATCTGTTCATAGGCCTCGAGCGCCCACCAGTGGCTGAAGAACACCAGGATATTGCCGCCGTCCTGTAGGTTCAGGCCGTGGCCGGCGCTTTCTGGGTGTGCGAAGAGCACGCGGATCTTCCCCGCGTTCCAGTCGCGAATTGTCTGCGGGTCCTGATCGAGCACGCGACCCTTGGGAAACGCGCGTTGCAGCCGGACGAGGTCGGGCTTGAAGTGGTAGGCGACGAGCACTGGCATGCCGGCTGCCTCTTCGACGATGTCTTCGAGCGCCTGGAGCTTCGCGTCATGCACTTCCTTCCAGTTGCCGTCCTCATCGACATAGACGGCGCCGCTCGCGAGCTGCAGGCACTTGAGCGTGGAAACGCCACGGTTGACCGCCTCGACCGGCTGTGACTCGATTTCCGCGAACATCTTGCGTTCCATGTCGCGGTAGATGCGCCGGGCCGCGGCGGGCAGTTCGACCGGTATGGAGCGCACGATCGGTTGCTCGAGGTCGAACCAATCCGCCGGATCGATCGCAATCGTGCAGTCGGTAAGCGCTGCCTGGATCTGCTCCTGGGCATGCGCGAGCGGCACGCTTTGGGCATAACCGCCTTCGCCGCGCACCTTGGCGAACCAACGTCCTTCGAAAGCCGAGAACGAGCGGCCAAGGCGCTCGCCGCCATCGACGAACCACTGCTGACCCCATAGGTCTTTGAGCCCGTTTGGGGCCGGTAGACCGCTCAGGTTGACCCAGCGGTGCACCTTCTTGTGCGCGACCTCCGCGAGGGCTTGGCCGCGCACGCCGCTTTTTCCCTTGCGCAGGAACTCGGTGCCCTTCTTGCTCTTTTGCTGGGAGATCCGGGTACTCTTGAGCTTCGTCGATTCGTCGGCGATGACGGTGCCGAACGGCCATGGGCGCGGGTTGTGCTTGAACCAGTCGATGAGCCAGGGCAGGTTTTCGTAATTGATCGTGAAAATCGGCGCGTCACGGCGCAGCTGCATTGCGCGCCGACTTGCGTCGCCCAATACAGGCACGACCTCGAGGCCGGATAGGTGGTCCCACTTCTCGACCTCGTCCGGCCAGGTCGACTGTGCGACCCGATACGGCGCGATCACGAGCGTCGGCTCGGTCTCGAATCCGAAGTGATAAAGCGACTCCAGGACGGTCAGCGATGAGACCGTTTTGCCGAGCCCCATGCCGGCCCACGTATTACCGCGCTCGAGCTCGGACTGATGGTCAATAATGAGACCCTGATACGGGTGCGGCGCGAATTTCCTGCGCGTCATGCCCGCCGCCCGTGTGGGAATTTTTTGACCAAACTACCGCGAAAACCGCGTTTTTCGCGGTCAGCGCGTAAGGTTAGGGCCTTATTCGACGGGGCTTCCAGGCTGCGCGGCTTACGCAAGCAATACTCGAAATCCGGTATACGGTTATACCGTATCGTGGGTTCGAATCCCACCCTTTCCGCCAACAGACAAGGCTTTGCGGGCAATTCCTCAAGTAGTTTCGAAGTGCTGTTCATCGAGGTGTGTGTGGGAATTTTTTGTCCAACCTTCACGCCGCCTTCCGACCGATCTTCCCGACCGCTGCCGCTAGCGTATCCGTCGCCAAGTGCGCGTAGCGCTGCGTCGAGCGCGAGTCCCGGTGGCCGAGCACGGCACCGACAGTGTACAGATCCACTCCCGCATTGATCATCTCGCTCGCCGCGCTGTGCCGCACGTCGTGCACGTGCACCTCGAGCAGACCCGTCGCCTCACGTGCAAGCCGAATGTGCTTTTGCACCGTGATCTTGGCCGGCCTGGCACGGCCGTCATACACCCACAGGAAAGCGCGCAGACGCGGGTGAATCGGGATCAGGCGCGGCTTGCCATTCTTCGTCGTACCGAGATAGAAGGCGTTGCCGCGGATCTCGGCGCGCAGGGCCTCGCTCACGCGCATACCGGAGTAAAAGAGGATCAGCAGAATTGCCCGGCACTCGCGCCACAAACCCGCGCGCTCCGGGTCGGGTTTGATCGCGCGGGCCATCTGCAGGATCTGTTGCCGCGTCGC